ACAATTAAATCACCCTTAGCGTCTACAACGCCTGCTGTGATTACGTTCTTTCCATTAACGGTCGCAGTTGATCCTTCAACTACCAGTCCCGATTTTACTCTAAAGTCTTTTGTTACTGTTGCCATCTTTTATCTCCTAGGTTAAGCCTTTAACCCCATACGCATATAGCGAAGAGTTATTGGTGTAATTCCCCCTACTGGAACAACAGTTAATGAAACTGTATCTCCAGCCCTTGAAACAGAGATGGTGCCAATATTCCCATCATTGTCAATAGTTGCATATTCACTAACAGATATTCCTGATCCGTCAATTAATATGTTTAATTCTGTAGAGTAGTACTTGTTTGCACCACCAGCTACATGTTTAATGGAAACCATATATTTCATTGATCGCCATTCACTTGCTGTAAAGCTATCAAAAATTGTTGAGTTTTCAATACCGTTGATTGTTTGCTCATTATTGCCATCTGAACCAAGATCTGTAGACCTAGCAGAAGTACTATCAATTAAATCTACATAGTTTTCTTGAGTTGGTCTGTCACCAGTTTGAAATAGTGATTTAATATTTGCTATTGATATCTTTGCCATGGTGTTATTATATCATGATATTAAAGAATATAATTATTGATTCCAATTATTTGAAGACCAATTCCAGGTATGTTTCCGTATGCTGGACCAACTCCAATTGTTGTGAATCTAACCCTAAATGGTAAGACTTCATTAATTTTTATTGCTCTTGTTTTATATAAAATTTCTGATATTGGATACCCAACAGAGTTAACACTTTTTGCTTTATGGCTATCTGTATCAATAATAATAACAGATGCCATTATGACTCGCTATTGGTTACATCTTCAATAACATTCATTGTGCCACGTGCAACTGTCCATACCCTGGAATCATCGCTTAGCTCAATGTCAAAAATATCTCCAGTCTCTAACAACACAGACTCATTTGCTGTAAGTGAAACAGTAAATTCTCCAGCACTGTCTATTTCTGTTTGAGTTGGATAAAGATCAACAATTAATTCTGCATCATCTGTAAAATCTCCAGGGGAAGTATTTGGTCGCTTAACTTCCATTGCAATAGTCCAATCAGGAATATTTAGTGCGTCTTTATTATCATCTGTAACATAAACACGAAATGAAGCTGTATCACCACGAACAATTGTCCATAATACATTTGGTGGAGTTAAACCAACAGAATATGAGCTTGCGCCTTGACCTCTAAATGTAGCCATAATATTATCATTATACCACCAACTACAATTATATTTATAGTATTTTTATATACTATTTTTAAAACTTGACCAAAAGACTAAATTGATGTTATAATTAATGTATGCTACCGATTGGTAGCATTTGTTCTCTAGGAGGTATTTTACAATGAGAGAGGCAAAAGTTTGGCTAGGGGTGTTTGTTTTAGTTCTTTGTAGTGCCGTTTTTTCTGGTTCTGCAAAAGCTACTAACGAAAACAATTTATTAAGCAAAAAGTCTTTAGAGGTTTCTGCCACCCCACAGGTGGCTTTTTTGGTTTCTAAAGAAAAAAAGCTTGAAAAATATGAAAATGCTCATAAATTAACTGATGAGCAACTAGTTGATATGTTGAAAACTGTTGGATTTAAGGAGAAGGCTTTGAGGTCTGCTTGTGCTATTGCAAAGGCAGAGTCTAATGGTCGTCCCCTTGCTTTTAACGGTAATGTAAAAACAGGAGATAGTTCTTATGGTGTATTTCAAATAAATATGCTTGGAGAACTTGGGTCAGATCGTAGAGAAAAGTTTGAACTAGATTCAAACGCTGAGTTGTTAAACCCAGTTGTTAACGCACAGATTGCTCTCCACATGACTAAGGGTGGAGAAGATTGGTCAGCATGGTCATCCCTTAATGGGAAACGGTATCAAGAATGGTACTCTAAATATCCATGTAAGGAATAACCTTTAATATAAAAATACCCTCCTTGCTTTTTGCTTGGAGGGTTTTTTATTTATCTTAAACTTATAACCTTGTTTATACTATGCTTAAATCTCTTAGATGAGTATACGAATCCTGGGAAGAATGGTGGGAAAAACGGAAAGAACGGGAAGAACGGTGGTGCAAATCCAGGAAAAAATGGTGGAAAGAATGGTGGTGTTGTTACACTGACAGATGGATCTGATGTTGGAGAGTTTCCAATTGCATTTGTTGCATAAACTGTATATGTCTGTGAAGTATCGCCTTCTTGAGTAACTTCAACAGATAACGTTTCTCCACTAACCGTGCCACCTTTACCGTCCGATGAGGCCCAAGTGTAGCCCGTAATTGTACTTCCACCGTTTACTGGGGCAATCCAAGATACGGTGTCTTTAAGTGCTGAAGTTACTACAGTTGGAGCAGCAGGTTTTGCTGGAGCAGATGTTTCTGTAACAACAATTGAAGGGCTTGCAGAGCTTGCCACTCCAGTTCCGTTTGCATTGATTGCAGCAATTGTAAATGTATAGGCCTGTCCTCCAGAAAATGACCCAGTAGCAGTTAAAGGACTTGTTGTTCCAGCACTGGTAGTTATTGAAATAGATGGAGATGAAGTTATTGCATAACCAGTAATGGCACTTCCACCAGTTCCTGTTGGAGGAGTAAAAGTTAAACTTGCAACAGTATTACTTATTTTAGTAGCCACACCAATTGTTGGAGTTCCTGGCACAGTGGTTGCTGTAATTGAGTTTGATACTGGGCCTGGTAAATAAGAACTTCCCAATGCGCTATTTCCTTTTGATGTAAAAGTATAAGATACTCCAGATTGTAAACCAGTAACTGTTAGCGGGGAAGATCCAGTAGCAGTAAATGATCCTGGACTTGATGTTACTGTATAGTCTGTTACAGGACCACCTGTTTGAGCAGCAACTAATGTGATAGTAGCAGATCCATTATTAAAAGGACGAGATGTTCCAACATTTGTTGCAGTTGGAGTTGCTCCGTCTGGAAGATCATCAATTGGGGTAGTATATTGTAGTTTACTTAATGATGCTTTTGAAACTGTCATCTTAAGAAATTTCAGATCCGTATGCTGCAAAAGATATATTTCCAGTTGAAGGATAAACTAGAATTTTATCTGAAGCAGCAAGAGTTACTCCAATTGTTAATACAATAGTGTCATTTGCTGCAACTGTTGTTCCATAAACCAAATAATGTTTGCTGGTAGTTGTAGCGTCCGCTGATGGCCTTACAGCAACTCTAAATGTTGCAGATGTTGCTGCTTGATTACAAATTGTAATACTTGATGCTACAGTCTGTGTGCTAGATGGAGTTGTGTAAAGAATAGACTCAGTGGCTGCAGACGGATTTGCCTGTCCTAATACCTTATATACGCTTGCCATTATATCCCCTAATCACATTCCACCCAGCATGAAAGATGTTGGTATTGGGTCATCTAAATCTACCCATGATGTTATTGTACCATTTGTTTGCAAGTATTTTCCTTCATTATTAATTTGAGAAGGTATAAAACCAATCCAAGAAGATCCATTATAGTATTGAAGTTGATAAACTGTATTACCACTGCCATCTTGCCTTATTAAACATATTGACCCAGCCACTGGAGAAGTTATTGATGCATCTCTTGCTGTAGGATTGAGATAGTTGTTTATACCCTTTTTTGCAACCAAAGATTCAAGCATTGTTACAGCAGATAAATAGCTTTGTAGCCCAGCCCACTCAAATGTTCCAGATGTATCTGTTTTACCAGATAATTCATACCAAGTATCGTCTGCTGCGTTATATATGTAACCTGGTTTACCGTCGTAATTAAATGATGTTGGCATTAAACCACCTGATCAAAAGTGCTAGTATCACCATTATAAACATACATCTCTAATGGGCTTGATCCTTTTTTAATCCAAATAACTCCATTAGCTAATCCAGTTGATGGCTGTGTTGCTGTGTAAATAGATGTTGCTGATAGATATCCTACTGGAGCTGCTGCGTCTTTGTCTACCCAAATATATCCATTTGGAATTGTTGCAGAAAATGCTGCAAAGTTTGCTGCAACAGGTGCAGAGTTTTGTGCTGAAGATATATTTCTTGCTGAAACCTCTAGGGCAGCTTTTGTAGTAATTTGACTCTGTAAACTATTAATTGTATAAGCAATTGATGGATTTAAAAGTTCTGCTGGATCTGTTTCTGCAGTATCAAAATCATAAGAGCCGTAGTGATATGCCTTTAAAGCATCTTGAATATTAGCATCGTCAATTAATGCTGGAATTTTAGTTGGTACTAAACTTCCTATGTTTTCTACAGCCATTTTTCACCTCTTTAAAAATTATACCATTTTTTATATTAAACTATAGATATAAAAATATGAACGTTTTTGCTTCCAGTAAGTGCTGACCAACTGCCACCACTATATTGAACTGCATCAAAGTTAATAACTAGGTTTGATCCATTCCCTGCTAAAGCAGGAATTTCCATTGATGAGGCAATTGGGTTTGCCCCTTCAATTTGAAATTGAACATTAAAGTTTGAAGCTGTAAGTGGTGAACCACTAACTGTCACAATATTTGATATTGGAATAGTAATTGATCCAGATCCAGATGTAAAAACAACGGTATCTGTTGAAGAGTAAATTGCTGGATTTATTTTTAAAACTTGAATCCAAGTGTTTCCACCTGGTTGAGAAATATATTGATACATATACCCATAGTTTGCTCCTGGTGCAGTATTAATATACATATCATTTAGTATTAAGGTTGTTCCTAGTAAAACATTGTTTGCTGTTAAAGCATTTGGCTCACCAGAGCCAACAATAAATTTGCTGCCACGAACTCCTTGCGGACCAATGTCTACTAAAAGATCAATAGATGCTGGTGGGCCTATAACAACAACATCATCAGTATTAAGTAATACGTCTACCATTATGAATCATCTGCTCCACTAATATCATTTGTTACTGTTACTGTGCCAGTTAAAAGTGTATAAACTAAGGTTGCACCAGAATCTATTTGAACGTCATATACATATGTTCCAGCGACAAGACTTTCTCCTGCCCCTGGCAAAATTGTGCAAGTAACTGTGTCTGTAGCTCCATTAACAACTGCTTGCATTTCATACTGCGTTTGATTTTCACCTCTTGCATTAGCAATAAAAAATGATGCACTATATCCCGTTAAATCAAATGCATCACCATTTGAATTTTTTGGACGAATTACAAACTCGTACCTATCGCCACGATAGTAATTAAAATTATATGAACCTGGAAATGCCATTATTCCTCCTATAACATTATACCACTATGATACAGATATATATATGCTTTTTAAAATAAAGGAGCTTTCATTGTCTGTTCTAATTTGTGGCTGTCCTCCATAATTTTTAATATTAATACTACTAATAAAAAGATCTTGTGTATAAGATATATCATAAGAATATTGATATTTAAGCAGTCCTACATATCCAATTGGAGATAGACGCTCTTCTCTTAAAAGAGTTCTTATCCAAACCTCAGTATTTGATGTGTATGTTTCTACAGAAAAATTATAAGTTATGCTTACTTTAGCTCCAACTTTAAGGGTTTTTAAGTTTATAGTTTTAGATACTTCATTTAATAAAGAAACAGATTTGTTTGGCAGGTAGGTTTCAATTGTTTTATCATTATTTATATCTAGAAAAAATGATACCCAACCATCGTCTCCTCTTTCTGGCCCAACTCTATATGCGTTATTTTCTTTATTTTCATAGTATGCCCATCCAGGATATTGTCCAGAGGGGCTATCATATCCTTCTGCACCTTTTCCTGGCTCGCCTCTTTCACCCTTTGGTCCTTGATGACCCCTGTCACCTTTATCCCCTTTATCACCCTTAGGTCCTTGCATTCCAATTGGCCCTTGAGGTCCAGTGTCACCTTTTTCTCCTTGCATTCCTGGAACAGCAAGATACTCTGTAGATTTTTTTTGCTCTACAGTTTCGTTATATTTTTTCTTTTTGTTTGGAAACTCCATGCTTGTTGTCATGTTATTCCAAACCTACTTTATATTTGTCTTAAAGACTTTCTTACCAATTTTAACAATTGGTGGAATATTTATATTTGGAGTAGAAACCTTTACAACTGGCATTATAGACTTCCTCCAGGTGTAACATTTCCAAGAACACATATTGTTCCAACAACTGGCGTCCAGACTGTATCGGTTTCTCCACTACCTCCAGGAATTGTAACTTGAAGATCAAATGGAAGTTCAGAAACTACACTTCTATACTGACTTCCCCAATTTAATGTAGTATCTGCTGGAGCTGAAATTATTACATATCCATCACCACTGGTTACTGTGAGTTCGTCAAGAATTTCTCCACTTGGGTCATACGATGTTGATAAAAATGTCCATTCGTCTGTATCCCAATAAGTAGTTTCGTCATCTTCAAAAAATTCTACTTTTAGAATTGCGCTATCTCCACGGACTACGGTCCATTGGATATTTGCTGGGGAAGCGCCAAATTTCTCTATTGTAGGAGCACACATAATAATTGATTATACCATTAAATAAAACTGGACACCTAGACGCAGTGGGGTGGGGGATAGAATCTAGGTGCCAGCACTCAAAATTATAACATTATATTATGATAAATAGGACAATTGTAACAAAACGTTATAAATAGTATAAATTATAACAAAAAGTTATAAAACCAGAGTATTAAAATATTGTTATCAAATTGTTATAATGACTTTTGCGTAAAGTGTAAAAATCCAGGGTACTAAGGTGTATACTTAAAATATATAAAGAAAAGAATAACTAGCAAGTAAAGTTTTTAAAATATCTTTTATATATAATATATAGTAAATTATTTCTTAGAATGATCTTTAAAGTGTTCAAGCAAAAGGTCAAATAATTTGTCAGTTTTTTCCTCTAAGCGATTAACGGAATCTTTTAAACTGGAGCCTGAATTGGGTTTAAGTTCGTTTAAATAATGTTTTACGAGCCAACGAAGTCCACCAGCAACAATAGTTATAATGGTGAGAAGTGTTAAAGTTAATGCTGCCCAGTCTTGTA